ATACAAAGGGAAAAGATAATAAAAACTACAAAAGATACTATATACCTGATTTTTTAATCGAATACTCTAATGGTAAAAAAGAGTTAATAGAAATAAAGCCAAAACAATTTGTTAATAGCACTGCATGTATGTTAAAAGCAACTGCAGCAAGAAAATACTGCTCTGAGAACAAGATTGATGAATATGTGATCTTGACGAAAGAAGCTCTTAAAGAAATGGGTGTACTCTAAATGTCACAAATCTTAGGCTTAGATATCTCCACATCATGTACTGGAATATGCGTCCTTGACAATGACAAAGTTGTTCTTTTGACCAGTGTGTCATTTCCGCCCAAGCTAACATTCTGGCAAAAGGCTGATCTAGCTGAGACAGCTTTGCGTGATCTCAAAGAAGAACACAATCTCAATATCACAGATTTCTTTATCGAAGAAAGCTTGCAAAAGTTTAGAGCAGGATTCTCCTCAGCAAAAACTCTGACCACGCTCTCAAAGTTCAACGGGATAACATGCTTCATTGGTCGCAAGATATTTGGCCAGGATCCTGAGGCGATTAACGTCAACACAGCAAGAAAAGCAGTAGGCCTAAAAATACCCAAAGGAACCAATGCAAAAGAATCTGTTTTCAAATGGGTTTCAAGTGAGATTGATTTCAAGTGGCCCACCAAAATCCTCAAATCAGGACCAAGAAAAGGGCAAGAGGTATTACTAGCTTCGTGCTATGATATGGCAGATGCTTACTTGATTGCAAGGGCAGCACAGACACTTGTAAAATAGGCCATCCAGCTGTATAGTGTATTAATGGGTTTAGCAACAACTGAAGAAAAGATATCCTTCATTAAGGGGGTCTTTGGAAAAGCACACCTGATGAACGACGGGATTAATGCCCACGTTAGATGCCCTGCATGCGCAAAAAGTGACAAGAAAAAATTTGTCATCAGGCTTGATAATGATTTATGCCACTGTTTTGTCTGCGGATTGAAAGCTAGAAACCTCGCACCAATTCTTAAGAAGTTTTTCCCAAGAGATTTAAAAGAGTATTGTGAAAAGTTTCTTGAAACAGATATGGCATATATCGATAAAGCTGCTGATGATATTAAGAAAGTCTGTTTGCCTGATGATTTTGTTTTCTTGATTGATAACCGAATCAATCTCAAAGATCCCGATATTAGGGGCGTCTTGTCATACTTGCAAAAAAGAGGTATGACTCAAAGAGATATGTGGTATTTTAAATTTGGTGTCTCTTTGCATAATGGATTCCGCCGTCGAGCAATACTTCCATCATATGACAATGAGGGAAATCTTAATTTTTATACCGGACGCGACATTGATGGAGGCAGGTTTCCCAAATATCTCAACGCAGCTGTCGATAAAAAAGAAATAATATTCAATGAGCTTTACATTGATTGGTCAGAAGAGCTTACTTTAGTCGAAGGGCCATTTGATCTTGTGAAGTGCAATGATAATGCTGTCTGTTTATTAGGCTCATTCTTGTCTCGTGACGCACTCCTTTTTCAAAAGATAATTGAAAATAAAACCCCGATTCTTTTAGCACTTGATCCAGACGCAAAAACAAAAACTGTAAAAATAGCAAGATCTTTGTTAGAATATGATGTACCTGTTCGAATCCTTGATCACGGAGAGTATGAGGATGTAGGCGATATGACAAAGAAAGAATTCTTAAAAAGAAGAGAAAGCGCAAAACAATGGGGGAGTACGCAAGGGTTACTTGCGAAAATTCAAAATATGACGCTTGGAAGCATAATTTAATATATGACAATTAAAATAGCACATATAGCAGACGTTCACTTTAGAAGTCTATCTCGACACCAGGAGTATCGCCAGGTATTCCAGGATTTCATTCTCCAGTGCCAGGAGCTTAAGCCTGACCTTATATATGTAGGCGGGGATATCTATCACACAAAGACACAAGGGATGTCCCCAGAGCTTATCGATGAGCTAACATACTGGATGAAGTCACTCGCTGACGTTGCCCCTTTGCATATGATCTTAGGTAATCATGATGGCAACATGATAAACGATCAACGTCAGGATGCTATTACTCCGATTTTCAATGCGCTAAATCATGCGGATGCATATCTTTATAAACAGTCGGGGACATACCCGACTGGGATTCCAGGATATAACTGGTGTGTGTTTTCTTGCTTTGATGAAAAAGGTTGGAAGGACGTCAAACCCGTAGAGGGCGAAGTAAATCTTGCAACATTCCATGGCTGCGTTGTTGGCTCAAAAACAGATCAGAACTGGGAGCTTGACGGAGAAGTCAAAGTATCTTTCTTTGACGACTATGATTTCGCCCTTCTGGGTGATATTCACAAGTTCCAGATCTTAAATAAAAAGAAGACGATAATTTATCCAGGGTCGAGTGTACAGCAGAACCACGGGGAAGATCCAGACAAAGGGTTTGTGTTTTGGGATATTAGAACTAAAGATGATTTCGACGTCTCATTTCACCGCTTAGTTAACCCACACCCGTTTGTAACAGTTGACTGGCAAGGGACAGTTCAAGACACGCTTCATGAAGCTAAAAAGTTCAAGAACGGTTCACGATTCAGAATTAGAACAACCGAAAATATTCCGCAGCTTGAAATTAAGCAAATTCATAATGAGCTTAAAGTTTCTAGAAATGCAAAAGAAGTTGTTTGGAAGTTCGACCAGGGTGTTGCATCAAATGATATCATTGATAATGACACATTAATCAAAAAAGAAGATCTTAGAGATCCCAAAGTTCAGATTAAGATTCTTGAGGACTATGCATCACCCGAAGCATTTGATGAAGAAGAGTGGGAAGAGATATCTAAGTTCGTTAATCGTTATATTTCACTTGCAACACAAGATGAAGATATTGCACGAAATGTCAAGTGGTCTATCAATGATATTGAATTTGACAATATGTTTTCATATACAAAAGGGAATCGAATTAATTTCGACAGCCTTAGCGGCATTACTGGAATCTTAGGGCGAAACAGAAGCGGTAAGTCATCTATCGTAGGCACTTTAGCATATGGCTTATTTAATACAACTGACCGAGGATCTATCAAAAATCTTCATATTATCAATAGTCGAAAAGGTCACTGCAATACCAAGCTATATCTAACAGCAAATAATAAAAAATATGTTGTCGAACGTCAAAGCGTGAGAAGAGAAGATAAAAAAGGGCACGTATCTGCTATAACTTCTTTAAACTTTTATCAAGTTGATCCAATGGGCAATATTGTTCAAGACTTAAATGGCGAACAAAGAACACAAACTGAGAAGACAATTAGAAAAATGTTGGGAACCGCTGATGACTTCCTTGTTACATCGCTTGCAACACAAGGAAGCATGAATCAGTTTATTAGTCACGGAACATCACATCGAAAAACTATCCTTTCTAAGTTCCTCGATTTAGATATTTTTGAAAGAATGTCAGAGTTCGTTAAGAGAGATGCAGCATCAATCAAAGGAAAGATGAGCAATTATCCAGAACGAGATTGGAACGCAGCAATTGTTACACTTCGAAATAATCGCAGGAAATATGATGCACAAATTTTAGAAATTGAGCATGATCTTGCAGAGCTTAGAGAAGCACAACAAAAAATCCAGATTCAATTAAGCAATTTCACTGAGGACGATCTAGTTGATCCGCAAGATGTAGAAGAGCAAAAAGATGAGCTAAGAAAAGCAAAAGAGAAGTTTGATATCTTGACAAAGAAATCTAATAAGTGCATAGATGAAATTGAAAAGATTAGTGAACAAATCGAGACAATTGAGGCAGTAAAAGAGCAATTTCCAATCTCAGAAATTAGAGTTCAATATGAAAGCCTGCAAGATCTTGAACGATCACTAACGTCACTTGAGCATCAAAAAGAAGTTGCCAGTCAACTTCTTAAAAGCCAGAGTAGATCTGTAAAAATTCTTGATGAAGTTCCGTGTGGTGTTAAATTTCCAAAATGCAAGTTTATTAAAGACTCACACAAAAACAAGAATCTAATTGAGATGCAAAAAGAGATTGTAAGCAATTTATCTTCTGAGGTTCGGGCAATCAGGCGCACTGTTAAAAAACTTTCGGATCAAAATCTAAAAGAAAAAATTGACAAATACGATACGCTTCTTAGGCGTCTTGCAGATTCCGAAGTAGACTTATCAAGAAAGCAATCTGAGTTTGATCTTTATTCACGAGATCTAGATACCTCGAAAGATCACATGATTCGATGTAAAAAAGTTTTAGCGGAAATGAAGCTTAGACTAAATACGACAAATTTAACAGTTGCTGCTAGAAAGATTAAAAATAAATTAGCTGAGATTGGTGCCCAGATTAAACAGAAGGACGCACAGAGGATTTCCGCAGCAGAAATGAAGGGAAATACAGATAGCCAAATAAAGAAGCACCAGAATGAAAGAGATTCCTTTGCAGAACTACGTAAATCCTGGAAGATTTATGACTTTTTAATGAAGGCGTGGTCTAAAAAAGGAATACCGACGCAAATAATTAGAATGCAACTACCAGTAATCAATATAGAGATTGAAAAGATTCTAAGTAATGTTGCAGATTTTACTGTCAAGCTTGAGGCTGATTCTGATTCGAATGCTTTAGAAATTTTTATTGACTACGGTGATAGTAAAAGAATTATTGAATTAGCGTCAGGAATGGAAAAGATGATATCATCGCTAGCTATGAGAGTAGCTCTACTTAATGTATCTTCACTTCCTAAAACAGATATGCTCATTATTGATGAAGGATTTGGTTCACTTGATGAGACTAATGTTGAGGCATGTAATCGTCTTTTAATATCATTAAAAAAGTGGTTTAGAAATATTTTGGTAATTACTCATGTAGACTCTGTAAAAGACGTAGTAGATCAAACCATTGAAATCGGAAGCAAAGGAATAGACTCATATGTCAGATGCGAATAAAGAAGTCATTTATCACAAAGACGGTTTTGTTATCATTAAAGATAGTGATCTAGATATTCAACCAATTGACTGTCCTGTTTGTGGGTATTTTATGACAACATCATCTGACACACAATACTGGAATGAATATGAGTGCTGTCAAGAATGTGGGATTACTTGGGCCGAGGGCCCAAATAAGAAAAAATGGAAAGATGGTTGGCGCCCAGATAAGAATATAATAAAAAAAGAAATAAAAAAGCGAAGTAAAATTGTCCCTAGATTAAAATTATAAGTTTGCGCTATAATTAATAACACCAACAGAGGTAAAAATATGCTATCAGTAGAACAAGTAAATGCAATTGGGCAGCTAATTGACACATCATTCGGATACTCATCAACAGGGGAGACAGGATATCAAGTTCCTGCCGGCCGATCAATCAAATCAAATCTTTCAGGTGAGTCAGGTGAAGATCAGCTCATTGTTAAGTTTGTAACTATTATAAACATTGCTGAGCATGAAAGTCGTTTATCTCTTGCAGGGCATAAGGTTTCTGATGAAGCTGAAAGAGAAGCAATTTCTTTAGTTAGAGACTATATTTCAAATCTTAAAAAAGAATTCAAGTCTGCGACAAAAGAAACGCTTAAGCTCAAGGAAGACAAAGAAAAGACGACAGATAGTATCGAGCTAATTAACTACAATCCCAACAGTCCACATCGCACTGTTTATTATAGACGGAATACAGTTTATAACGTGAGTGTCTAATGTCGAGACAGGCACTTAGCAAGCAAAAACAAGTAAAAGAGATCATTCGTTGCGGAAAAGATCCGCGATACTTTATGAACAAGTATGTAAAGATCCAGCATGCAACTCGCGGCCTAGTTTCGTTTGATACATATGAATTTCAAGATGACTGTTTAATTGATTTTAAAGACAATCGATTTAATATTGTTTTAAAGTCTCGACAGCTTGGGCTCTCAACTTTAGTTGCTGCATACGCGCTTTGGATGGCTATCTTTCAGCGTGATAAGAACATATTGATTATTGCAACAAAACTCGCCGTTGCACAAAACTTTATTAAAAAAGTAAAAGTAATGCTTCGTGCTTTACCAGCTTGGCTCGTACTTCCCCAAGTAACGGGTGACAACAAACAAACAATCGAATTTAGTCACGGCTCAGTTGTCAAGGCAGTGCCAACATCAGATGATGCAGGACGCTCAGAGGCGCTTTCCCTTCTAATCATTGATGAGGCTGCATTTGTTAAAAACTTTGATACTTTGTGGATGGGTTTATATCCTACACTATCAACAGGCGGAGACGCAATTATTTTATCTACTCCAAATGGAGTTGGTGGTCAATACCACAAGCTTTATACAGAGGCAATCCAGGGTGAAAACAAGTTTAACCCTATTAATCTTCCCTGGCATGTACACCCAGAAAGAGACGAAGAATGGTTTGATGTTGAGACTAAAAACATGTCTAAGCGTCAAATTGCGCAGGAGTTGCTTTGTGACTTTGTAGCATCAGGTGAGACATTCTTGCAAATGGACCACCTTGAGTGGATGAGAGAGTCGATACGCCCACCAAGAGACAGAAAGTTTCATGATAGAAATTGCTGGATTTGGGAGTTCCCGCTTTCAGCACACAAATACGTCATGTCTGCAGACGTTGCAAGAGGTGATGCAAAAGATTATTCAACATTCCACGTGATAGACGTAACAACGTCAGAGATCGTAGCTGAATATAAAGGAAAAGTGCCCCCAGATAGATTTGGAGAAATGCTTGATGAGGTGGGACGTATGTATAACAATGCTTTACTTGCCCCTGAGAATAACACGTTTGGCTATACAACGGTAATGAAGCTTAAAGACCTTGATTATCCTAACATGTTTTATCAAAAGTCCGCAGGAGGCTATCTGGGTGGCTACACGCCATCTTCTGTGAATGAAATACCCGGATTTTCAACACAAGGACATTCAAGAATTCAAATTATCTCAAAGCTAGAAGAGATAATAAGAAATAAGATGCTCAAGAGTTATTCCCAGCGTCTTTATGAAGAAATGAAAACATTCGTATGGAAAGGTCAAAAAGCCCAGGCGATGAAAGGTCAGCATGATGACTTAGTTATGAGTCTTGCAATTGGCGGTTGGTTATTTGATATTTATGGTGGAGGAACATCTTCAAATGCAGATCTTAACAAGGCAATGCTAGCAGCAATGTCAAGAGATACAACGTCTGCAGACCCTATTATTAATCAAGAAACGCCCTCGCCGTTTCCAAATAATCCCTGGAAGCCTGTAAAGCAAGAGGAGTATAGAGGTAGAGGAATGAAGAAAAATCCTGCAAGAGATTATGATTGGTTGCTTAAATAGCTTTACAAAATCACCAAAAGGTTATATTTATACTTCGTAGTGCTCACTACCACTAATGTAGGAGCGGTTTAATCAATGGCCGACAACGATAATTTTTTCAACAGACTAACGAGACTTTTTAGATCAGGGCCCCTGATCAAAAGAAAAGTTCGTGCAACTCGAGCCCCGAATATGGGCTCGTTACTGCAGCAGTTTCAAAAATCGCAGAGTCACGTATATTCAAATGCTATTAGTGCATACGGAATGTACGATAGAATGTCTCGATATGCAGATTTCCAAGAAATGGAAGCAACACCTGAACTTTCGAGTGCACTAGATATCTACGCCGATGAATCCTGCTCACAAGATGAGACAGGTCGATCTCTTCATATTTATTCTGAGAATGATAAGATTAGAAAAACATTAGAAGAGTTATTTTATGATAATCTTAATGTTGACTTCAATTTAAATCCCTGGGTTAGAAATCTTTGTAAGTATGGAGATTTCTTTTTATTCCTTGATATCTCTCCAGAAGACGGCGTAATGAACGGGATTCCTGTTCCTGTCAATGAAATTGAAAGAGAAGAAGGATTTGATCCAGAAGATCCAATGGCAGTGCGCTTTCGGTGGATTACACAAGGAAACAGAGTTCTAGAAAACTGGCAGATCGCACATTTTAGGCTTCTGGGAAACGACGCATTTCTTCCATACGGTTCATCAGTTATTGAACCAGCTCGACGAATTTGGCGCCAACTTATTCTCATTGAAGATGCAATGCTTGTATACAGAGTGATCCGATCACCTGAACGAAGAGTATTCAAAATTGACGTAGGGAACGTTCCGCCCGAAGATGTAGAAACATATATGCAACAAGCAAAGTCTGCTCTTCGAAGCAATCAAGTTATTGATAAGAAAACCGGACGCGTCGATTTGAGATATAACCCGCTCAGTGTTGATGAAGATTATTTTCTTCCAGTTCGTGGCCAGGGTGATGGAACAGCAATTGATACTTTAGCAGGAGGAACAAATACGACTGCTATTGAAGACGTTGAATATATTCAAAAGAAATTATTTGCTGCTCTCAAGGTTCCAAAAGCATACCTGGGTTATGATGAGGCACTATCTAGCAAGGCAACTCTTGCACAAGAGGATATTAGATTCTCAAGAACTATTAACAAAATTCAAAGAGTTCTTATATCTGAGCTTAATAAAATTGCTGCAATTCACTTATACTCTTGCGGATTTGATGGTGATGATTTAATCGATTTTTCACTTAAGCTTTCTAATCCGTCAACAATTGCACAGCAACAAAAACTTGAACTTTTTAGAACTAAATTTGAGATTGCTGGACAATCACCCGAAGGAATGCTTTCAAGAGATTATCTTCGTAAAAAAGTCTTAGGGATGACAAATGAAGAAATTGAACTAGTTGAAAAGCAAAGAGAAGAAGATAAACTTCGCGATCTTGAAGTTGAGGCAATCACTTTAGGCGGAGAAGAAGGTCACGGGGTACCTGGCTTTGAAGAACCTGCGGGCGAAGAATCCCCAGCGACTGGAGAAGAGGAGCTTGAGGCAGGAGAAATTAAAAAAGATGATAATCTGCTTCTCGGGACAGATAATCCCGAACCAGAAAAAGAGAAAAATCAATCTGACTCTTCAATTAAGCCAAGCTCAACTGTGAAAAATGCTGCTGGAAAAAGAAAGCCAGGAAGCCTACCTAGAAAATCTGGACCGTTTGATCAAAGATCATTTCACTTAGGAACTAGAACAACGACTCCAAGAAAAGAAAGATATACTAATAATGCTGTTGATGATAGAGAGGTTGTTCTTGGGACAGCTTTGAGATTTGAAAATCAAACACAGGTCCAGAATCAAATGAATTCACAGCTTAAACAAACAATAAAAAGTCTTGAGAAAAGCATAGGTAATATAGACAAGTCTTCTGCTTTACTCGTTGAGGGAGATATTAATGGCAAGACATAATAAAAAAAGAAACTCTGGACTCTTATACGAGTTTTTAATAAGAAAAATATCTCGTTCCTTGGTTGAGGGTGATAATACAAATGCAAATATTTCTAAATCTATTATTAAAAAGTATTTTGCTGCTGGGACAGAGCTTCACAAGGAGTATAGACTAATTAATGCTATGGTAAATGTTCCTGTAGGATCTGAAGTAGTTGCATCTGCTGTTTTGCAAGAAGCAAGAAATGCTGCCTTAAGATTTGATTCAAAGGCACTAAAGATTGAAAAAGACAATCTAATAAAAGAAATAAATCATACATTTGGCCAGCAAGCTGTATACACAGAGTCAGTTCCTCAATATAAATCTTACGCTACTGCATCAATGCTTATCAAATACTGGCGTCAAGAAAAAGATTTAGACGTCAACACTGTCGTAAAGTATGAAAAACTAATTTTCGAATCTCTATCTCGAGAAAAAGAAGAAATAAAATCAGAAGAAGTTAATCCAGATATTGATAGCTTAGTAGTGAAAGTTGCTACTGATAAGCTAAAAAGAAAATATGAGTCTAATCTTAATAGTCTTCAATCTGAAATTATTAATCTATACGCAATTGAAGAAAATAAAGAAGTTCTTTGTCAAAAAATTAATTTAATTTGTGAGTCAACAGCAAAATCTTTGGAAGAGTATGCCGATACACAAAATGACTACTTTATCAAAAGAGCAAAAGGTGTAATAGAAAACATTAAAGATCTTAATGTTGATGACTTAACTGACAGTGTTGTCTCAAAGGCGCTTGAAGTTGTTGAACTTAATGAAAATTTAAAAGGAGTTAAAGAATGAAACTCTTAGCTGAATATATACCTTTTGAGTATAATTCTCAATTAGTTAAAGAACAAGATGAAAGAAGCGATGGAAAATTTCTTATGAAAGGAATACTCCAAAAAGCTGACACATTAAATCAAAACGGAAGAGTTTATCCGCTAGCAGTTTTGGCACGAGAAGTTAGAAACTATCAAAGATTTATTGAAGAAGGTCGTGCCCTCGGAGAACTTGATCATCCTGATACCTCTGTTGTCGAACTCAAAAATGTTTCTCATATCATTAGAGAGGCGCATATGGAGGGCGATGTATGCCTTGGGACGCTTGAAGTATTAGATACACCCGCAGGAAAAATACTCAAAAGCCTAGTTGAATCTGGTGTCAAAATCGGTATTTCATCTCGAGGAGTGGGATCAACAAAAACACAGGGAGGACATCAAGTAGTGCAAGATGACTTCCAGCTTATTTGTTGGGATATCGTTTCTGAGCCATCAACGCCAGGAGCCTTTGTTATGAAAGAAGCAAGAGAACTTTCTCAAGATGAAATTTTGAGTGTTCAATCATATTTTGGAAAAAACGATAAAATCAATAGATCGATGAACAAGATCTTAGAGTGGAATGGAGATAAATAATGCCTCTTAATTATCCGCAAGCAGGCCCATCAGATGTTGCATCATATCAATTATCTGCTGTACCATTTGTAACAACGTCAGCAGGAAGTGAAGTAGGAACTACTGCTATTAGAGTTAAGTTTCCTAGCGCAACACGATTTTTTATTGTCAAAGAAACAGCAGGAAATGATCTTAGAATTGGATTTACAGATAACGGAGTAAGTGCCAAAGGTGGCGTTACGGGTTCTAATCAAGTAAATGGTGAAGATGTTAATCCTGCCGAAAGAAAAAACTATTTTATCCTATCTAGCGGATCTACAACGCCAAGATTAGAAATACGATGCAAAGAACTTTACTTCAGAAGAGATGGCGCCGTCAATAGTGGATTTTCAATTTTTGCCGGGCTTTCACCAATAAATCATAGACAATTTCCAGTTTTGACAGGTTCGTCAGAGTATGATGGTGTAGGTTAGGAAATAAAACTATAATGAAAATTACTAAAACACAGCTTAAAAACCTAGTTAAAGAATGTTTGCTTGAAGTACTAGCAGAAGGGTTAGGTAGCGAAGCCCAAGTCATATCTGAGACTAGAGCGGTAGCTAAAAAAACAAAAAAAAGAGCTCGAGCAGCAAGACCAAGCGCACTTGATAAAATTAAGTTTGATAAAAATCTTGATCAAAAAATTAGCAGCACTGTTGAAGGAATTACTAAAGATCCGATTATGCAATCTATATTTACAGATACAGCAAAAACTACGCTACAAGAGCAATTGCAGCACTCATCAACAGTTCCTGTTCCCCCTGGGGCAGATCGTGCAACACATGCCGCTGCTGCCTCCAATCCCACAGATTTATTTGAAGGTTCATCAAATTGGGCAATGCTAGCTTTTGATGAAACATCTTGAATTTAATTTAAAGACTCTATACTTACTAGTGATAGGAGAATACTATGGCCGGATCAAATTTTTCGCACTCAAGTATGGGAAATATATTTCAAGTTAACAAACCGCAAAATCCAGGTTTGCCAGGAAATAGAAATGATGAGCAACTTCGTGACGCATTTCCCAAGTCACCAATTTATTCTGCAGCAGGAGATGCTGAGGTAAAACAAAAATTTGAAGATCTTTGTCTTGATGGTACTCTTGCTGGAGAAGGCCAAAAAGGAAGCGGGTTTGGATTAAATTCATTTAGTAGAGATTTTGTTGACGCACCAGATTTAAATGCTGTATCAAAAGACAATAAGGGAAATCAAGTAGCCAGCCCATATGTTCCTAATGTTGCTGCACCAAATGATGCAGGTGAACAAGAAAACATTGTTATTCCAAATAGGCCGGGCGGCGGCGACTTTTCTGGAGATGGATTAAAAAATCCAAAAGTTACTTCTCAAGATATTTCATTATTAAGAATGGGATCTTACGGTTTGGGAGTTAGCTCGCCACAAAGCTAAAGCATTATTATGACATCATTTTTGTATGAAAGATATATTTCTTTGAGATCTGATGTAAAATCACCAGGTAGCTACGGTGCGGTCTCATCAAGAGCTAAAACCAAACCATCAGTTGGAACAACACTTTCAAAAGCCCCCGGTTTTCCATATGACGAACCTGCAAAAGAAATCAATGATGAAGATGGTGAAGATATTTCTCTAAAACTAAAGAAAAAGATCAATATTAAAATAGGCGGCCCTGCTCACAAAAATGATCCATTTTCTAGTAACTGGGTCGACCGCGGTGCATTTGTTAATTGGGCAACGCGCCTTGATTTGTACGAACAAAATAAAAAAGTAAAATTAAATGATATTGTAAAAGGGCTCAGTGGTAATACATCGCTAGGTGGCACCAGTAAGTTTTCTGCAATGGGTAATGGAGCAGGAATTTACAAAACAAGGAGCGGCAAAACGATCGGAATGAATATTGGCGGAAAAGCTCAAACTTTTGCCTCAAAAAAAACCAACAAAAGAATACCACCCTCCTTGGTGGATTTTATAAAACTATATGCAGAAGAAGATGGTAAAGAAATTTAATAAAAAAAGAGATTTTGAATATGGGGCTGTTGTTCGCGCAAAACATGGTGAACATCCCGATAAATTAGTAGCAAGATTTAAGAGAATGTGTAAAAACTCTGGCTTGCAAAAAGAGATAAGAGAAAGATATCTTTCGAGGTTTGTTTCCAAGTCAGAAATCAAAAGAAGAAAAAAGAATCTTGCAAAAAGAAGAATACTTAAAGATTCTTAAAGGGACTTTTTCTTTGAATAATCATATTTAACAGTGTGGATAGGTGGAATTTTATGTCAAGTAATCTTTATGAACAAGCCATTGCCGATGCAAAACAGCTCCGTGAAATTGCGGAGCAAAATGCAAAAAATGCAATTATTGAGTCTATAACTCCTCAAATTAGAGAGTTAATAGAATCGCAAATCCTGGGTGAGGACTTAGAAGACGATAATTCTATTATTGAAGATTCTATGCCCAAGACAGACAATGATGCTAGCCAAGAATTTGATCTTACACCTGAGTCTGTTGAAGAACTTAAGCATCTTCTTGAAGAAAAGCAGGATATAGATAATGACAGTAGTAACGAGATAGACGATTCAAATATTAGCGAAGCTGAAACTAAAGAGTCTAAAATTTTATTTACTGCAAATAAAGTCAAAGAATGTAACGAATATATTGATGCATTAAATGAAATGCTTGGAAATATACGAACAATTAATCCGGCTAGCTTAGATGAAAAAGAACTACAGAAATATATTGCGCTTGTTGCTATTTCCGACAAGGCAGTAAACAAACTAACAGAAGAAATGGAGACTACAGATAGCATGGATATATTCGAGCATGCTATTAAAAGTTCACAAGATCAAATCACAGATTTTAAAAAGGAGATTAAAGAAATGAAGAGATCACTTAAAGACCTCCTATCTGAGGAAGTTATAACTATCGAATTAGACCTCGGAGATGTTGACGCACCTGAGGATGTTGAAGTTAGACTTCCAGAGGTAGAAGAGGAAGCAGAAGAGGGAGATGAAGAGCTCTCTGATGAAGAATCAGATGATCTTGAAGTTTCTGACGAGGAAGAGGTCGAGGAAGAGGAGCTAGAAGAGGAAGAGGAACTTGACCTCGACGCACTAGTTATGGAACTCGACGAGGAGGAAGCAGAAGATGTTCTTGAAGAAGAGGAAGATCTTGAGGCAGTCGCGGCCCTCGACGAAGAGGAAGAAGAAGATATGATGGAGTCACTAAGTGATGACACAGTTCTTGAAATTGACGAGAACATGCTGCGCGAAGAGCTAGCTAATCTTATGAATACTTCCGAAGATACCGAAACTAATATTAATGAAGAAACTGACACAACAATGCCCGTCGCCGATGAGCAAAATGACGCATTACGTGAAAAGCTAGACAAGTATGAAGAGGCAGTAACAGAGCTTAAAGCTCAACTTGCTGAAATGAACTTGTTTAATGCGAAGCTGCTCTACACCAATAAGCTGCTAATGAATAGTGAACTAAACCAAGGCCAGCGTGCCCAGGCGATAGAGACACTCGACGATGCTGCAAGCTTGCGAGAGGTAAAGCTTCTATTTAAGACTCTTACAGAGTCATTTAGTAGACGCGCTGAGGATAAAACTTCCTCTCGCAATATCGGCGGCGCAAGTCGTCCAACCAAGTCTGCATCAATGAACCTTAACGAATCCAAAGAAGCTGGACGTTGGGCATTGCTCGCAGGCATAAAGTAAAGAAAACTTTAAAACTATAAGGAGACAAAAATGTCTAAGTTTTCACTAGACGTGCTAGCAGAAGGAATTCGCTCACGTCATATGGGTGAGGAAAATTCCCGATTGGTCGAGAAGTGGTCACGCACAGGACTCCTACGTGGGCTGGAAGCAACAAAGCGAGAGAACATGGCTCGCTTGCTTGAGAACCAGACTGCAGAGCTACTAAGAGAGCAAAGCTCTGTTGGTACAGGTGGCGGTGCAGGATCAGCTTCAGGTGATCTTCGCGGTTTTTCTAACATCGCATTCCCAATCGTTCGTCGTGTATTCGGTGGACTAGTCGCAAACGAGCTGGTATCAATCCAGCCAATGAGCCTTCCTTCTGGACTGCTCTTCTATCTTGATTATACCTACGGTTCAAACGTCGGTGGTGACTCTTCACTTTCAACAGGTGATGCAGGATCAACCAATGACGCTCAAACATTTAAGCGTGGACAATCAATTTATAACAACCCAACAGGTAAGGGTGTACGTTCAGGATCTACAGCCGCCGGCGGACAATATGACTTGGTAGGTGCTTCCTACTCTAAGGTCCACAGTTCTTCAGCAGTTGCTCCTGCACTTGTTCTTTTCTCTGGATCATTCGGATCAAATGCTTCACTAACTGATGCAACAACTGCAGCACCTGCTCTTTGTCACGCAACAGGTTCAGATGCCAAGCTTCTACAGTTTGACCCGCAGGTTCTTTCAAAGATCGAGGGTGATGCAGCGGGCATTAACGACGGACGTTTCCAGTTTGTTGTTCTTGATATTACAAACAGCATTTGGGACAAAGCTGACCTTACTAACGTAAAGGATATTTCACTATTCTCTGCTCAGCGCGATGGTCACGGCTCCGGCAAGACCGGTCTCAAGTCATTCGGTGACGAGTGGCAGGGCGGCGGAAACATCCTCAACCTTCGTCGTTTGAACCAGATTGGTACATTCGATAACTCTAACAACACATGGACATCTAATCCGCTTGTAACAACTTCAACTACTAATGCAGCATTGCTAGTCGTCGTTTCAGGTGCATATCAAGGTGGTAGCGCAGCCGGCGCAGCAAATAACTTCTTGACAATGTCATGTGCAGTTGGTGACTCTTTAGATGTAGAGAGCGGTTCTGGTTCAACCCTTACCATTCCTTCATTTGAGTCTGACTTCGGTTCAACTCCTTCCCCAGTCATCCCAGAGATCGACATCAAGGTTGAGTCAATCGCAGTTACAGCCGCAACACGTAAGCTACGTGCTCGCTGGTCACCAGAGCTCGCACAGGATCTTAACGCTTATCACTCACTCGATGCTGAGGTTGAGCTAACACAGATCCTCTCTGAGCAGGTTGCCCTAGAGATTGACCGTGAGATTCTAAACGACCTCCTTACAGAGGCTCGTGGTGCAAACCTCTACTGGTCACGTGCTCCAGGTAAGTTCCTCAACAAGGAAACAGGCCTTGAAGTTAAGCTTAGCGATTCACTCGCAGCAGGCCCACGCTTCACAGGTACAGTTCGCGAATGGTATGAGACTCTCTCTGAGACAATCATCGACGTTGCAAACACCATCCACCGCAAGACACTCCGTGGTTCTGCTAACTTCATCGTAACATCACCTGATGTCTGCACAATGCTTGAGGCTTCTGTTCTCTATCGTGCATCAATCAGCCTTGATGGCGACGGTCAGGTTAAGACACCATTTAGTCTTGGCGCTGAGAAGGTCGGTACATTGAGCAACCGCTTCACAGTCTACAAGGACCCCTACTTCCCACGCAACAAGATTCTTGTTGGCTATAAGGGCGGCAGCTACCTTGAGACTGGCTACGTATATGCTCCTTACGTACCTCTCATCGTTACTCCTACAATCTTCGCACCAGAGGATTTCACCCCGCGCAAGGGTGTTATGACTCGCTACGGTAAGAAAATGGTTCGAGCTGACTTCTACGGAACGGTGACGGTTGCAGATCTAAACGTAATCTAAGATTATTAAGATCTAAAACGGTTTCAAAACCTTGGGAAAGGGACCTCTTCGGGGTCCCTTTTCTTTTGTTTGTTCCTATACCACTAGCCCGTTAAAGGGTATAATGATACATGATATGTCAAATATGTAGTCACGAAGCCGAAGGCAAAAAGTTTTCCAATCATGTTCGAAAAGAGCATAAGATGAATTCTAGACAATACACAATCAATTATTTCTACAATGGATCTCAACCTCAATGCGAAAATTGCGGAGAAGAAACCAGATACGTAGCTTATAGATTCAAAAGATTCTGCAAGAACTGTTCAAAAGTTGCCTCGTCAATCGCCGGAAAAGAAGGCGGAAAAGCCCAGGCGTGGAACAAAGGAAAGACAAAAGAAACAGATAGTAGAATACAAGAACAATCCGTCAAAATGTCTGGCAAAGGTAATCCATTCTTTGGAAAAAGACACACAGATGAATCAATAAATAAAATGCGATTCACAAAGATTGTTTCACGGTTTGAGTTTGAGAACAGAATAAAAGATAGAGAAGAAGAATTTGAGCTACTAACAAGCTATGATGACTATTTCTCTCGTCAAAGTCAGTATTTAGAATTTAAATGCAAGAAATGCAACGAAGTATCCAAAAAAACATTACAAGCATTTGAAAGAGGATCACTCTGCCCGGCTTGTAATCCGGTAGGAACCTCGCAAGCTGAAAAAGAAATTGGTAAATTCATAGAATCACTCGGAGAAAATGTAGAATACAATGACCGATCTGTTCTTTCACCAAAAGAAATTGACGTATTTGTCCCATCCAAAAATCTTGCCATTGAGCACAACGGTCTATACTTTCACGGAATTCTAAACGATGGAATCAAAAATAGAAGATACTATCTAAATAAAAAGCTTGACGCCAAGAAAAAAGGAATAAACTTAATTCATATTTTCAGCGATGAGTGGATTCATAAAAAAGAAATTTGCAAGTCAATGATTAAAAATCGATTAGGCTTAATTGATCAAAAGATATTTGCAAGAAAATGTGAAATCAGAGAAGTAAAAGTAAAAGAAGCTAAAGAGTTCTTCGAAAGAAATCACATTTCTGGGTATGTTCCGTCAACAATAAGATTCGGATTATTTTATAGAAGTGAACTGGTTCTCTGTCTGTCACTGAGACGCCCTCGACACGGGAAGTATAAAGGTATGACAGAGATCTCCAGATTTGCGTCTAAGATCAATACAAACGTGACAGGTGGGTTAACTAGGCTTCTTAAGAAAGCATCAATCTGGGCCAAGTCTGAGAACTACACAGGTATTGTAACTTATGCCGACCTAAGATTTGGAAATGGCGACGGATATCTCACCGCCGGATTTGAGTTCAAAAAAGATACCGGCCCTGATTATTGGTACACAGACGGAAAAGTTCGATATGACAGGTTCCAGTTTAGGGCAAAAAATGGCAAGTCTGAAAAAGAAATAGCCAAAGAAAGAAAAGTCTTTAAAATAAATGGTTGTGGAAGTAATATTTTTACTTTGATTCTATAGTTAGTGATAGGCCCGGTGCATAGCATATAGGTGACCCTGCCACCGCATCGGAATCATGCAGACAAAAAAAGGAGAATAATTATGCCAAAGGTAACATATACGGCCGCCAAAGGTCTCGTTCAAGAATCCGGATCTGGATTCGCAAATGGCTTTTATGTAAAGCCCGGTTCAACAACAAAAGCCGCAGCAACGCTACCTGTCCCACTAACTCATGCGGTTTGTGCAATGACAACAAGCGGCGCCGAAGCCCTTACTCTTGCAAACGGAACACCCGGGCAGGTAATTCATATTCATCTTGCATCAGACGGCGGAGACGGAACACTCACACCGACCACTGCGTCTGGCTGGGCAACTATTGTTTTTGCCGATGCAGGCGATAGAGCAACATTGCAATTCGTTGACGGCTCCATTGGCTGGATAATCCTAGGCCTATCAGGAGTAGCAGGTCCTCCCGAAACAACAGTATAATTCAAATAAGCTTATTTAGTTTTATTGCAGAAGAGGTGCCTCAATCGGGGCACCTTTTTTGTATTCATTTCTTTCTTATGGGACTCAACTTCTACTTCTTTATATTTACTATTGTAGAGTTTCTGGAGAGTGTCTGTGACAACATTTGCTAATACAACTAATCCCACGCCTTTTGGTGCGTTTGATACCGATACAGACTTTCAATCTGACGCTGATAAGCTAGTTACTTTTGTCAAGAGAAAGCTCGGCGACGATATCCTGTCAGTTGAATTAACAAAAAAACAAATTTTTGCATGCTTTGAAGAGTCGTTTTTTCAATATGGACAAATTGTAAATGAATACCAAGCTAGATCACAATTATCAACATTTTTGGGAACTGCCACCGGAAGCATGTCAGGATCTGAGCAAAAGTTTCCAAGAGAGACATTACAGTTTTTAGAAAGACAAGCAGAACCCTATTCTTTTGAAGCGGGCATTGGAGGCTCTTATAACACAACCTCCGGATCAATACAGCTTGTTAGCGGTCAACAAGACTATAATATCTACAAAGAGCTTAAAGATGAAAGCGGAAATTTACTTTATTCTTCATCGCTAAATACACAAACATCTAAAATGAAATTACAGGAAGTATTTCACTTTAATCCGCAGGCTGCATACAGGTTCTTTGACACAACGTCAGCAATCAACTATCTCAATAATGAGTTTAGTTTTGAATCATTTACACCCGAGACAATGTTTTATGTGCTCCCAGTATTTGAGGATATCCTCCGCGCCGGCCAGATGGATATCTCCCATCGTGTTAGAAGATCTAACTATTCATATAAGATAATGGGGCAGAATATAAGGGTGTTTCCAACGCCTACGGGAAATCAATCTAATAAAAAGCTCTGGATAAGAGTTGCATTTGCTCCAGATCCGCTCAATCCATCATATGGAGACAATACAATTTACGGCGTTTCTAATCTTTCTAATATCCCGTTTGGCGACTTGACATATGCAAACGTCAACAGCATGGGAAGACAATGGGTAAGACAGTATACATTATCACTAAGCAAAGAGCTGCTTGGTCTAGTAAGGTCTAAATTTAAAACTATTCCTATACCCAATACAGATATATCGCTAGACGGTGACAACTTAGTATCACAAGGAAGAGAAGACAAGAAAGAGCTTGTAGCCCAACTTAAGGAAATGTTAGACTCTATGACATACGATAAGATCATAGAAGTAAATGCGACAAAATCTGAAAATATTCAAAAGCACTTAAAGACCATACCCGTTCCTAACGGTCGTGCAATTACAATGGGATAGGAGAAAATAAATGGCGAGACTTTTTGTAACTCCTAGAGAAATCAATTTAATTAATGACCTCACTAAAGAAATAATAAAAGATGTCGTAGGGCAGAAAATTTATTATTACTCAATCTCAGAGGCAAAAACAAAAATTAATGAGCTTTATGATGAGTCACCTGAGAAGTTCTTTGAATCTCCCGTTGAAATTGAGTGCTTAGTTGACTATCAAGAGCCCACATTTACCACAAATAAATACGGAATTGAGAAAACACAAAATATCGAAGTCTTTATTCAATCAAAAGATCTCTCAGATAAACAAATAGAAGTAGACGCAGGTGACTTTTTTACCTACGGATCTGTTATTTTTGAAATAACATCTGTGACAGTAACAAAAAATATCTTTGG